CCGAGCAACAACTACGGGACGGAACAGCGTCTTCACAAGTGATCACGCATTACCTTAGGCTCGGCTCCACTAAAGAGAAGATCGAAAAAGAAATTTTGGAGAAGCAGAAGGACCTGATCGACGCCAAGACGCAAGCGCTTCAGTCGGCGAAGATCGCCGAAGAGAAGTACATCAAAGCCTTAGAGGCGTTCCGGCTGTATAACGGGTCGGACGAAGATATTGCGTAACGGCTGTATCGTAATTAGATTGGGGGACGACCGGATTTCCGGATGATTCAGTGTTCCCGGAGGGTTGAGGGAATTTATGAAGACTTACAGCGAAATGATCCGGCTTGCGAGCTTTGAGGAGCGGTTCCGATATTTGCAGCTGAAAGGCACTGTCGGAAAAGACACGTTCGGATTTGACAGGTATCTGAATCAGATCCTTTATCACGACGCGGCGTGGAAGCGCATCCGCAACGAAGTGATCATGCGTGATGACGGATGCGACCTTTCGATGCCCGACCGTCCGATCGCAGGGCAAATCTTTGTCCACCACATAGAGCCGATCACAAAGCAGAACGTACTTGATCGCTCCCCTGTCCTGTTTGATTTAAACAATCTTGTCTGCTGCAGCAAAGCAACCCACGACGCGATCCACTTCGGAGATGAGACGCTGCTTACGCTCATGCCGGCAGAACGCAGGCCAAACGACACCTGCCCATGGAAAAACAACACAAACGGAGAAGCATTATGGAAAGCATACTGACGTCCATTAAAAAAATGCTCGGTATTACAGCCGAGTATACACACTTTGACACCGATCTGATCATTCACATCAATTCGGTGTTGTCGACATTGTATCAGATCAGCCCGCTGTTTCCGAGAGACCTTATGATCACCGGAGCTGACGAAAAATGGAGTGATCTGATCGACGAAGCGACCGGCATTGAGCTTGTGAAAACCTATGTATACCTGAAAGTACGGCTGATCTTCGATCCTCCTACCGGAGGCGTTCAGGATGCATTTAAGCAGATGGCTGATGAGCTGGAGTGGAGGATCAGCGTAGCCGGAAACGTGTAAAAATTCAAAATGGATTAATTAAGAAAGGAGTTTAAGGCATGGGCCTGTCCAACACAGCCACCCCAAAGTATTACGGGAGGTTCCGGGATCAGGTACTGCGTGGAGAGATCCCGATCAGCAAGGAAGTCGAGATGGAGATGAACCGGATCGACGCGCTGATCCGGAATCCGGCGTACTACTATGACGACCGGGCGATCGACGGGTTCATTGCCTTCTGCGAGAACGAGCTGACGCTGACCGACGGACGTGAGCTGAAGCTTCTGGACAGTTTCAAGCTCTGGGCAGAAGCCGCGCTGAGCTGGTTCGAGTTCGTGGAGCGCAGCGTATTTGAGCCGTCTCCCAACGGCAGAGGCGGGCGGTACGTCAACAAGAAGTTCAAGAAGCGGCTGATCAACAAACAGGTGCTGATCGTCGGGCGCGGCGCGGCAAAGTCGATGTACGTCGCCTGCATGCAGAACTACTTTCTGAACGTGGATGCCCACACGACCTTCCAGGTCGCCACCGCACCGACCATGCGGCAGGCGGAGGAGGTGCTGAACCCGATCCGCGTTGCCATTACCCGGGCAAGAGGTCCGTTGTTCCAGTTTCTGACCGAAGGGTCCCTGCAAAACACCACCGGCGCCAAGGCGAACCGGACAAAGCTGGCCTCCACAAAGAAAGGGATCCAGAATTTCCTGACCGGCTCCATCATCGAGGTCCGACCCATGAGCATTGACAAGCTTCAGGGCCTGGGCTGTAAGATCGCGTCTATCGACGAGTGGCTCTCCGGCGATGTGCGGGAGGACGTCATCGGCGCGCTTGAGCAGGGCGCGTCCAAGGTCAACGACTACCTGATCTTTGCCATCAGTTCCGAGGGCACGGTCCGCAACGGAGCCGGCGATACAATCAAAATGGAACTCAGAGACATCCTGACCGGAGAATACCCGAACCCCCACGTCTCCATCTGGTGGTACAAGCTGGACAGCGTCGACGAAGTCGGCAACCCTGACATGTGGCTGAAGGCCAACCCGAACCTCGGGAAGACCGTCAGCTATGAGACGTATCAACAGGAAGTGGAACGCGCCGAAAAAGCGCCTGCCACCCGCAACGATACCCTCGCCAAGCGGTTCGGCCTGCCGATGGAAGGTTACACATATTTCTTCACCTATGAAGAGACCGTCCCGCACCGGAAAAGAGACTTCTGGGGACTTCCCTGCTCGCTGGGCATCGACCTCTCCCAGGGGGACGACTTCTGCGCTTTCACTTTCCTGTTCCCGCTGCCCAACGGGAGCTTCGGCGTGAAGACGAGAAACTATATTTCGGAGTACACACTGACCAAGCTGCCGGCAGCCATGCGGATCAAATACGACGAATTCATGAAAGAAGGCAGCCTGATCGTCTGCAATGGGACCGTGCTGGACCTGACCGAGGTTTACGACGATCTTGACGAATTCGTCATCGGCATGGAGTACGACGTACGCTGCGTCGGCTTCGACCCGTACAACGCCAGGGACTTCATCGAGCGCTGGTCCACGGAAAACGGCCCTTTCGGGATCGAGAAGGTGATCCAGGGCATGAAGACCGAGACCGTGCCCCTCGGAGAGCTGAAGAAGCTGGCGGAGCAGCGCAAGCTGCTGTTCGACCAGGAGGCCATGACTTTCGCGATGGGCAACTGCATCACGCTGGAGGACACCAACGGCAACCGCAAGCTGTTGAAGAAACGGCGCGAGCAGAAGATCGACCCGGTGGCGGCGATGATGGACGCGTTTGTGGCGTTCAAGCTGAATCGGGAAGCGTTCGAGTGAATTATGAATTAAGAATTATGAATGAAGAATTGTCGCAGGATTTACACGCCTTTTTATGAAAGGAGTGGATTTCAAATGTCAACGAAAACGATGAACAGGATCGCGAAAGGTATATGCGCTTGTATGTATTCTTTCTTTGGTGTAATCGCAGTGGTGATAACTTTGCCGGTGATCATCTTGGATACGGTGACAACGAAACAAAGTTACGGGAAGCAAATCATCAAGTATTACAAAGACAACTGGGCTAAAATCGAAAAAGCGATCAATAAAGAGTTTCCGATTGAAGAGATCTGACGAATGAAAAAAGAAAGGGCCTTTGACAGGCTCTTTTCTTTTTGCGTTTTTACGCAGATTTTACAGGGGCTTTTATGAGAGAGAAGGGAAAACGCGAAAAGGTGTTACAGACCCTTTTTCGTTTTGCCGAAAACACTGAGAAAATTCAAAATGGAGTTTTATTATGTGGTATGTAGTCTATCCGGATGAGCTCTATCATCACGGGATCAAAGGTCAAAAGTGGGGGATCAGACGGTACCAGAATCCAGATGGTAGTTATACTGCTGCCGGAAAAAAAAGATACGGGATTGATGGTAGTCGAAATAAAGGCACTTCCAAATCAAATGATTCATCTGGTTCTGAAAAGAAAGGACTTTCCGACAAGCAGAAGAAGGCCCTGAAGGTCGGCGCCGCAGTAGGCGCTACCGCACTTGCCGCGGTTGGAGGGTATGCGCTTTACAAGTCTGGAAAGCTGGACAATGTTATTGCCAAAGGTAGAGACTCTCTTGAGATTGCAAAAAAATATAAAGCGACGGATCTTGAAATCCGGGCAAAAGTCGGCGTATCCAATGCAAAGCGTAAAGCAAGAGAAGTCGGCGACTCGCTTGTTTCTAATAAAACACGTGATAGAGTTCGGGATGCAAAAGAAACTGCTGCATTAAATGCAATGTTATTTAGCGATAAAGCAAAAGACGCACAATGGAAAGCTCCTTTATATGCTCAGCTTATTGGTAATGAAACAAAAGTATTAGGTAATAAAATAAAAGGCACAGCAAGTGGAATCGCCGGTCTTATGACCCAATCTGTAAATGATATTATAGATCAGTATGAAGCTCAAAGACCTCACTACAGCGGTACGCGCAGCGATCCGCCAAAGGGTGCACGGCGAAAAGGAAAAGGTGTATAAAATTGCAATATATTGTTTATCCGAATGAACTTTACCATCACGGTATTCTCGGTCAGAAGTGGGGAAAGCGCAACGGACCGCCTTATCCGTTGGGAGCCAAACAGCACTCCTCTTCCGAAAAGAAAGCCGGGTGGAGGAAATCGCTTGACAAAAAATCGGATGATTCCTATAATAAAGCAAACAGCAAACGGAAAGGTTTGACGGATAAGCAAAAGAAAGCACTGATTATCGGAGCGGCAGCAACAGCAACCGCTCTTGCCGCAGTCGGAGGATACGCGCTTTACAAGTCCGGGAAGCTCAACAGTCTGATCGCTTCCGGACAGACAGGAGCAGGTTTTCTTTCCGGCGGAAGATCTTCATTTTCGAATACCTCTGCATGGCCGGATTCCGATCCTGAGTTACAGAATCTGTCGCATGAGGAAAGACAAATGCTTTCTGAATTAAGAGATTACTGTTCTCGGGTCAACGAAGGAATAGACACGAGCAGCCTTGACGGTAGTTATGAAGCAGGAGCAGCCGCCTTTAAAAGTCTTCCTTCGGATCGCAAATCGAATTGCGGCGCCTGTACAATAGCCGGCATACGTTCGTTTTTCGGTATGCCTACAACAGCACGAGAGGATTATGAAAAAGTTGATCCTTTACATATTATCGAGGGATCGAACGATGTTAAAGAATTAGGAATGTCTAAGCGTCTGTTTTGTGATTTGATTCACGGAGCTGAAAAAACCGAGCAGCAAGTGCATAGCATTTCTGATATAGCATCTTATATTAAAAGCAAGGGAAACGGTTCAACAGGTGCTTTATATTTGCCTCGTGATCGTACTTCTCCTAATAAGCCTGTTGCTCATATTGTACAATGGGTAAATCTTTTTGGACGTCCGATCATTGTTGATAACCAGGTTGGGATCGTTTCCGGTTTAGGAACATATCTTCAAAAATCGAACCGTATCGAATTGCTTAAAGGCTATCCATGCACAGAAGAAAAGGTATACGGAGCTGCATATGGAAGCTCGATTTATGAAGTTACAAAAGAAATGGTTCAAACCGAACCGGATCTTAGCATATTTATTCACATGTCATAACTTGAAAAGGAGTGTTTATGAGTGAGCACAATTGAAGACATTTTAAAAACAAAAAGAGGATATTGCTGTGATTACGACGATGCTATCATTTTTGTAATCCGTGAAGG